TATAAACTTTCTTATATCACCACTTGCTGCACCTTTTGGAGTAATAATACCTCAAGCTGATACAGCAACTATGTTACCTGTGCTAATGGGTATGCTAGGTCTAGGAGGTTTAAGAAGCTACGAAAAGAAAAATGGTTTAAATAAATGATAATGGCAAGTCCTAATTTTAGTATGGATGAATTAACTCATTCAGACACAGCAGCAAGACATGGTATAGATAATACACCTAATGAAAACGAAAAAGATAATCTTTATAAACTAGCAATGGAGTTAGAAAATGTTAGAAAACTTCTTAATAATAAGCCTATTTATATTAGCAGTGGCTATCGTTGTTTGGCTCTTAATGAACTACTCGGTTCTAAAAGAACTTCTGCACACATTAGAGGATTGGCTTGCGATTTTACTTGCAGGCAGTTCGGAACTCCTAACAAAATTGTATTCGCTATTATTAATTCCGATATTCCTTATGACCAAGTTATTTTGGAATTTGACAGATGGGTGCATCTCTCTTTTTGCGAAGATGAAAAAACACCTCGCAGACAGGCTTTAGTTATCAATAAAGAAGGAACAATGTTATACTCTGATTAGTATGAAGATACTTATATTGGATATAGAAACATCTCCACATACAGGATTTCATTGGGGATTGTTTCAACAAAACATTAGCATAGGTCAGTTAATAGAAAGCTCTACTGTGTTATGTTGGGCAGCCAAATGGTTAGGGAAAAAGAAAGTATATTTTTCTAGCACATACGACACTACGCCTATTAAAATGATAAAAGAAATACATAATTTAATAAATGAAGCTGATGCAATTATTACTTACAATGGCAAACGATTTGATATGCCAACGCTTAATAAAGAATTTCTTATTCACAAGTTACCACCACCTAGTCCATATAAAGACATTGATTTAATTACTACAGCAAGAAGTAAGTTTAAATTTGCTAGTAATAAACTTGATTATATTGCTCAACTATTAGGTTGTGGTCAAAAGACTTCTCATCAAGGTATGCCATTATGGATTGAGTGCATGGCTAAAAATCCTAAAGCATGGAAGTTAATGAAACGATACAATATTAATGATGTAAAATTAACAGAAGAAGTGTATTATAAATTACAAGGATGGATTCAAATACATCCTAATTACAACCTAGAAACACAAGATATGTGTTGCCCTAATTGTGGCAGTTTCCATTTACAAAAACGAGGAGTGCAAATATCTCTGACAAACAAATACCAAAGGTATCATTGCCAAAATTGTGGCAAGTGGTCAAAAGGAAAAAAACCTATAGAAAAAATAAAGTCAGAGTCGGCTACACCCATATAAGGAAAGTGGAAATGGATGTTAATTTAATTGGACTACACATGATTGATAAAACTATTGATAATGTAGACATTGTTAATGGTGATTCTGAAATAATTATTTATTTATCTGATGGTAGTTCTATAGAACTAATAATAGATAGTATTTATATGAATGTTCCAGATTTAGACGATTAATGCGTTTAAACCACTTATTTTAAGTTCGCACAAGCCTCGTAGTGCGTTTTAAATTGATTAGTTAAGGGGTAGCCCTACCTGCTTTATTAGCATAATTATAAAATCTTTGCATAAACTGTATTAAAAAGCCCTCTCCTTCCCCATGATATTTAAATTTTTCATTCTTTAATACACTAATATTACCTATTTCTCTTTTACCATCTTGAGAATATCCTTCTATTAATATTACTGTAAAGTTTTTTTGCTCTGACAAAGCATCTAATAATATTTTCTGACCTAGATTCATATTTTCATTAGGTCTTTTCCACTCCATAACTAAAAACTTATTCTTCCTTTGAAATAAACCATCTATATTACATGGTTGTGCTTTAGGATTTTCTGGTATTACTCCATATAAAAAACTAAAGTCTATATGAGGAGCAAATACATTTTTCATTTTATTAATCATGCGTATATTCTTTTGTCTACTATAGTTAATAAATTATCCATAGCTAAATCAAAATTTCTTTCATAAAATATAGGCTTGTTTCCTTTAAGCCACCTGTAATAAATAGCTTTTTTTTGATTTATAGGTAAGCTATCTATACAAGCATTTATTATTTTTACATTTTCTTTATCTGCTTCATCTATCATGTGTTCAAACACATCTACAGTAGACTCTCCACCACTAGACAAATAAGATGTTTTGTTAGGATAACCTAATTTATGTGAATCTTGTTTCATCCACCTAGACCAATCTTCTAATATCGCAATTAATCTTCCTATTTTCATTTAGCACTTAACTTTCCTAACAAATTTCCCCAATCAGATTTTTTTCTTATTTGCTTTACTGACATAGGTTTAGGCAATTTAAAATTACCATTCTTTTCTAATCTTTCTAATACAGAAACTCCAGCTCCTGCATAAATAGCAATTCTCGTTCTACTGGCATTAGGTTTTCTTTTCATATACTCTATTGCTCTTTGTTCAATAATTAATTCTTCTTCGTTTGTGTATTTACTTCTTTGCTTTTCCATATAAATCTCCTTAATTAAGATAAATCTATAATATTAGACTTCCACCTGTTTGATTCTTTTTCCCATCCCTCAACTAAAATTATCCAATTTGCCTCACGCAAATGAGGTGTTGATTCATGGTCTGTTATTTTTTTAACTCTTGCTCCCATGTTACCTTTTGTCGTTACTTGAATTCCAACAGTATTTCCCTTACTATCTATTGCCAAAATATCTATAATACCAAAGAGGTCTTGACGAATTTTTGCCCATGCGTTCCATCTTTCTACGATAGTAACTAATGGGTAATCTCCACTATCTCGCAGTCTTTTTAGTGTTCTTTGTGTTGGACTGATTGCCATCTTTTTCCTTTTTGTTGTTAAAAATCCTATCATAATTATCAACAAACTTTTTATCGTCTGTTGGTCTACGACTACTTCCTTTACCCATTACTTATCTCCCTAACACAAGTATAAGTTTTCCAATCTGCATAATTTTCTGCTGCATAACTAAATGCTTCTTGACATGAGTTAAACGAACCAGCATAAAGATTATCAGAAGGCAATCCGTTTAAACTTACTAATAAAATAAATTCAATCATTATCCTCTCCTATAAAAGTTCTTTTATCTACTCCTACAAAACCACAAGATTGTGATTCATTACTTGATAAACTGTCAAAATCAAATTGACTAGGTTCTTTATGGTCAGGTGGTATATTGCTATATTCTTTTAATAAACAACTAGCTGCCATGTGTTCAGAACAGTTATCTTTATAATATTGTATAGCAACATTACAATCATTAAAATATCCAACAAACTCTAGGTCATCATAATTACCACTTAAACTTACAGTTAATATAAACAACCCTTCAGCTAACATAAATTACTCCTTAAATTTTCCTTTAGTAATAACCCTTCCTGTTGGCTCATGAATAATATAAAATTCTTTTTTGTTGTATGTCATAGTGTAATGATACCCTTCCCAAATCCATTTATGGTCTTGTAGTTTTTCTTTATTCTTTTTTAGTATCTCTTTACCCTTTGTCATTTTTTTGACTCCAATTTACATATACTATTGTTTCACAATTAGGGCAACTAAAATTAGACATAATTAAATATTGCTTATCATCTTCGTCATCATTATCATGGTCGCCACCCCATATCATCTCTATATCCTTACACTTTGGACAACTTATCATCTTTATCCTTTTTTTTATTCTTACATACTCCACTCATATTATATGTGCCAACCTCTGATATTAAGCTACACCACCATAGTTTTCCATCATGGTAACAAGCATATTTATTACACACATTACAAAGATGTGATTTATTTAAATCAATCTTCGTCATGCAAAGAATCTTCTATCCATTCATCTTCTTTTGCTTTAGCTTCTAACACAGCAATTTCTGTTTGTTTTGTTTTTTTCATATATTCTAAAAACCAAATTGCTTTATCAATATCATCAATTTGGTCAGTAATTTTAACCGATTTTAAACCTTCTCTACTAATATATTTTAAAGCATTACCTTTCATATACCCATAAAATTCATCTTTACTCATTTTTGCTTCTATAAATTCTATAGTTTCTATTCCACCAGATTTATAATGTTCAGGATTAATATTATCTTTCATTCAAATCTAAAAGGGGTTTTAACACCCCTTTCCCCCCAGTTAGTTAAAAAGGTAAATCTTCATCATCTTGCATCACAACTTCTTTTTTTGCTTGTGGTTGTGAACCATTACTGTCCCCAGTATAAAATACTCTACTATTTCCAAGAATAGCTCCTTGAACTTTTGCTTCTCTTTCTTCTTTTGTAGTAGATTGAGTTATCATACCATTGTTATCATATTGGTCTTTTTCATCTAAATTAACAAAAGTAGTAATATTTAAATAAGTGCCTTTTTCTCCTTTAATTAATTTATCTTTATCAATTTTACTTACATCTATACTTGCTGAAATTCCTACTGTTGCCATTAATTATTCTCCTTAATTGTTTTAATTATATCTTCAACTGATGTTAAAAATTCTTGAACATCTCTTTCACAACGACTTATTAAGTCATTATCTCTTTCAACTCTTTTAATAAAAAGTTGGTATTCTTTAGGAAAGTCAGGATGATAAGATACAAAATCGCACCAATCTTTTCCTACACAAGCCATTTGCCATTGCATTTGATGTATATATTTTTTAGCAATAATGCCTGTTTCTAATGTTTCAGTATGTGTCATAGGTTGAGGGCATTTAATTTCAATTAGTCCGTTTAAACTAACTAATCCATCAGGACTTGCTCCTGCCATTTTAATAGTAGGGTGGTCTATAAAGCCAACTTCCCTAACATCTTTTCCTATTAATAACTTCATTTTATTGGCATACTCAACCCTAGCTTCATCTTCAAACTCCACACCATGAGCCATTGCAGAGTTCATAAAAACAGGAACTACCTTATTAGTAAGCCTTTCTGTAACTAATTGCATACGATACTTTCTTTTGTAAGTAGATTCGCCATTTTTTATTTTAACCATAACATCATCTACCTTACTAGCAGTAACCTTACCTAATCTAGCAGAAAACCATTCAGCACTTCGTTGTTCCATAATTATTTCTCCTTAACTTTCTCTATAAATGGCAAACATAATTTTCTGTCATCACCATCAAGAGTATTAAAATACTTTCTAGCTTCATCTATGCCTTGCTCTTTATGAATGTTAGTAATTTTTTCTAATACATCTGCTTCAGGTAAATCTTCGCCTTGATATATATACAACCCAATGCCATGTAACGATATAGCTTTAGCTAAACATCTTTGCATAGCAGTATTTAATTGCATAGCACTAGGGTTTTTAATGGCTTGATTTTTAAAATCTAACACAGGAAGTTGTGCAGTCATTTCTTTATTAAATGCTTGAACTGTGCAAAACACCATCATGCTCCCATCAGGTAATGTAATTGGTTCTGCATAAGTCCATGTAGCTGATTCACAATGTTGTAGTAAGGTATCAACTGCCCACGCCCAACTTAAATATGTAAATTTTCCTTTTTTTTCAGTATGCTTACTAACATCTAACTTTCTTAAATCTGCATATTTACTCATAATATTCCTTTATTTAATTGGTTTAGTCTGCGAATAGCTGCGTTTAATTTATCTATATCAAACTCGCTTCTAGCTGGTGGGTTTTTTAAAGCATTAACATAACCTTTTTGATAGGCTTTGTTTAGCTCTAGTTGTTGTTGATGTGCTTGTTGGTCTAATTTTTCTTGAATATCTCTAGCTTGTTCGTCTTGCTCAAACTGTTCTTGAGATACTTTTAATGCCATTTCACTTGATTTACTCATTTGTTTCTCCTTCTTCTTAAAGGTTAATTAATGTTACTACTCTATGTTAATCATTCTTTACTTTGTTGTCAAGTATTTATCACAAATAAATTTAATTATTAATATTAAAACAAACGCCCATGATAACAAAGCTGTTGTAATCATTACTATTAAAGACAATCCTAATAATATATTCATATAAAATAATAGGGGTGTTACCACCCCTATCCTTTTTATTTTTCTAATGTTTCGCCAAATGTTTTAGGTCCATTTGGGTCATCACGCCAAGCATTTAATTTCTTTTCCATATTTAAGATGTATTGATATTTTTCTTCAAAACTTAATTTAGTACCATCTTTTTTTTCAAGGATAATATGTTTTTCAAGGGTTTTAAATGCTTCCTTAAAAGACTTTCCTGATAGTTGCATAACTTTCCACACCATAGTTACAGGTGCTTCTGGTGCAAATGATATTGGCAATTTTTCTTCGTTTGTGTATTTCATAATATGTTTCCTTCTTTTTAAAGGTTAATAAAAATTTTAAATGTTAATGAACAATTTAAAACAACAATCAATAAATTATTGACTGTTAATACAGCTTAACACATCTAATTTCATTTGTCAAGTTTATTTGTTTTATCATAACCACTAGATTTAAAAACTTGCCCTTCTTTGCTAGTAGCTTTGTATTCAAAAGAACCAAAAGTGCGTTTAAACTCTTTTAAAAATTCATTTATTGTCATGGTCTTTCCTTAAATCGTTGAGTTTCTTTATTAAACCAAAGTCCAAATGTTCCTTCAAAAGAATGATTCCTTTGTTTTTGAACCATTAAATAACAAGTGCAAGGATTATCCCCTTCCTCTAATTCTTTTAATTCTATTTTCTTTTCAATATCTTTTCTTCTATGCAAACACAAAATGTTATCAGTTAAGTTTCTGATATGACTAGAACCTAAAATGTGTGTAGCATCAGGAATAATCGTATCATCTGATAGTTTTTTAGTGTGAGCAACTATAAATACATGAATATTTAAATCTCTAGCAAGGCAACTAATTTTATTGATAAACTTTTTTTGAGACCCATAATCATCTTCTGCAATACTATCTACTTTCATTAAACTATCTATAACAAAAACATCTACATCTAAAATATGTTTTCCATATTGCAAACTAGCTACTAAATCATCTTCTGTGGTTGTGCCTTTTGCATTAAATAACCATAGTTTGTCTGTGTATTTTTTACAAAATTCTTCAATGGCTAATTCAGTTGGATTTTTATTACCTATTTGTTGTATCATTTTTGCTATCTGTAAAACAGGTTTCATTTCCATACTAGCTACTAATACATTTGTTAATGGCATAATATTTAATAAAACTTGGCTTAAAAAAGTAGTTTTACCACTCCCACTACTTCCTGTTAAAATTGTAACCTCGCCCCTCCTAATTAAAAAATTACAATCAACATCTGTTTTTTGAAATCCTAATGAAAATCCACTACCTTTTTCTTCCTTAAAATACTTAATAACTTCAGGCAATAAATAATCAGTAGTCCTAACTTTAAAATCTTCTTTTTCTTCATAATAACCACCTTTCATTAAAACTTCTTTAGTTATAGTAAGTTGATTCATTAATTCAACAGCAGTAAATTCACTCATAATACTCCTTTCAATTCAGTAGATTTATTGCCTTTATCATTCCACCTTTCTTGATTTAAAATCGTTGGTGGTGAAGGATTAAAGCCTTCTTTCCATTCTTTTGTAGACTTCATTGTATTTGTCCAACTTATAATATCCTTACCAATGTTATCTAATTTTTTATTAGACCATAATTTTTCACAGCCTTTCTTATTATTTTTTCTTTTGTCAGGCAAAGAGTCCCACCATTCCTCAAACAACTTTGAAGGATTTTTAATAACTTCTGCACTTGCTTTTATAGTTATAGTAGGTGTATATACTTTCTCTATACCATCACTCGACACTAAAAAACCTTTTGCACTTAAATTATCGTATGCTTTCTTTAAATCATTTTCTGATTGTCTTAATCTAAAAGCACAATTTTCCATGTCAGGCAAATTGCCATCAAATTGAGAAGCTAAATCCCATGCTTCCCTTAAAAACAATTTTTCTGTTATAGATAATTTCATGTAAATATGGTCGTTCAGTATATCTGCACCATACATTTTATACCATGTCATTTTTTGTTGGTGCTTTGCATTTTTGGGTTTGTAATGTTGAAACTTATCCCAATTTTTTATTTTATACATGATAATTCCTTTGTAAGTTTAAACAGTCTTATTTGCTAACTCTTTAATTTCATACTGCCTTAATTTTGGTATTTCTCCTCTAACAAACCATAAACTAACAGCTTGTCTACTAATTTCTAATTTTCTTGCTATTTCTGATTGATTCTTAAAATTTTCTTTTACATACTCTAACGATATTTCTGGATTCATAATTGCTCCTTTAGTTTTAAAAATACAAGGGGTGTTGCCACCCCCTATAATTATGCTACTTCTTTTTCTAGCTTTAGTTCTGTTATGCTATCAACAGACCAATCTTCGTCTACTTCAAAAGTTCCTCTATCATCACCTAATCTATCATCAAAAATACTACTATCTTTTCCAATATTGTTAGGTTCTATATCTCCTCTTAGTTGCTTATCTTCTATTACCTCTAAAGCATCATCTTCCGATTCTGCTTCAACAAAATATGTAGCTGTAATAGTTATTACTTTTACAACATCTAGTTTAAACGCTTTCATTGTAACTCCTTTACTTATTGAATGAATGACAACTATAACAGACAAGAAAAATATAGTCAATTGTTATTGCAAAAAAAAATACATATATATATATTATCTTATATTATCTTATCTAGTATATACATGGTATATACATCATATATACAGAGCCTAGAAAATTAATTTAAAAAAACACTTGACAAAGATTTGACAATTAATATATACTTAAAAAGTAATAACAAAAAAGGAGTAACAGACATGAGTAAAAGTAAGTTTAAACGCACTAAAGGAGTTAAGAACTTATTACTTGTTCATAGAGGTTGTGATAGTAGAAAAGGTAGAAGTTATTATAATTACAGAACTAAAACTTATATGAATAATGTTGAAGCAAAAAGATGTTGCTGTGAAGATTTTATGCCAAGTCAAAATGGTGTAATAGAAGAAATATTTAGAGAGTATATAAAAGAAGGTCAATATTTAAGGGAGATATAAATGAAAACATACACACTTTATGCAATAAGAGAGGTTGGTGAGGTAGCAGTTATCCAAGCCAATTCTAAAGACGAAGCGATTGAAAAAGTAAAAAATAAAGATTGGGAAACTGACCAAGATTTAAATTGGGAGATAACTTCAGTAAAAGAGGAAAAGGAGAGTGAAGATGAGTGAAGAGTTTAATTTTGAAAGAGAGTGTGAGTATATGCAAGACCAAATGTTTACACTTTATGATGGTGATGGGAGTCTTTTGTGGATACCACTAACTGTATTTACGAACAAGGAAAAACAACATATTGAAAATGAGTTGTATGAATTGTCAAAAGATAACACAGATACAGGGAGTCATCACCCT